CAATAGGTCAGGAAAACCTGAAAAAACCTACGCTGAAAGAATACATAGAAAAACGGATGGCTGAAAAGGAAGCCGAGCTTGTAGCGGATCAGGCGGAAGTTATGAAATACCTTACTTCTGTTTTGCGCGGACAGTCGCAGTCTGAAATCGTTGTTGTGGAAGGCACTGGCGAAGGATGTTCCGAAGCGCGAACCATGCAGAAAGCCCCGGACGAAAAGGAACGTCTGAAAGCCGCTGAACTGCTCGGACGTGCGCACATGATGTTCACGGACAAGGTTGAACAGACCGTTGACATGGATTTGAACATCACGGTGGATTACGGTGATGACGAATGAGCAACCGCAGCAAAGGGAACAGAAAGGCACAGAGGGAAAGACGATATGAGTGCCGAAAGCTGCGCCCGGAAAGGCAGAAAGAAAAGTACATTCTGATTGACGGCAATTATTCTTTCTATCCTGCCGCATACTGCCGGTATTATCAGGCGTGGCTTACGGTCGGCTTGCTCGAAACGCACAGGTGCGCTGAAAGGCAATGCGGACGGCTTGATAAAGGGGTTATAACGAATGAAGATTAACATTCTCGGAACGGAATACACGCTGACTGTGTGCAGCGAAAACGAAGATTTGCGCCTGAATGGGTTTGACGGGCTTACCGATGAAACCATCAAAGAGCTGCTTGTTGAATCATACGAAAAAAACAGGGGCGATCCGAACTGCAAGAAAAACTTGCAGGTGCAGATTAACAAGGTCAAGCGGCATGAGATCATCCACGCTTTTCTTTTTGAAAGCGGTCTGGCTGAAAATTCCATATGGGCGCAGAACGAAGAAATGATTGATTTCTTTGCTATTCAGTTTCCAAAGCTGCTTGAAGCGTTCAAGGCGGCTGATGCGCTGTGAATATCAAAGTACAAGCAAATCCCTGCTTCAAAGAGGTTGACCGCAGCGACAAGCGTTATATCGTTATGAAAGGCTCGGCTGGATCGGGAAAATCCGTTGACACGGCGCAGAATTACATCCTGCGGCTGATGCAGGACAAAGGGCGCAACCTTGTTTGCATCCGCAAGTCCGACATAACGAACCGTGACAGCACCTTTGCAGAGCTTACAGGCGCTATATACCGGATGTTTGGAGATCAAGCGGAACGGTATTGGCAGATCAATATGTCTCCGCTGAAGCTGACCTGTAAAGCCAACGGCAATCAGATCATATTCAGGGGGATGAACGATGACAAACAGCGTGAAAAGCTGAAGTCAATCACCTTCCAGCGCGGCAAGCTGACGGACGTTTGGTGCGAGGAAGCAACAGAGCTGACACAGGCGGATGTTGAGATCATAGATGACCGTCTGCGCGGCGAGCTGCCGCCCGGACAGTTTTATCAAATCAGGATGACCTTCAATCCGGTGAATAAGAATCACTGGATAAAGAAGGTCTTTTTTGATATTCCCGATCCGAACGTACTGACACACCACAGCACATATCAGATGAACCGCTTCATTGATGAAGCATACCGCGCCAGAATGGAGCGCCGCCGTCTTGTCGATCCCGAAGGCTACAGAATCTATGGTCTTGGCGAATGGGGCGAGATCGGCGGTCTGATTCTTCACAATTGGGAGATCAAAGAAGTCAGCCTGAATCTGAATGATTATGACGACATCGCCATTGGTCAGGACTTCGGCTTCAACCACGCAAACGCCCTTCTGCTGCTGGGCATCAAGGACGACGATGTTTCCATACTGTCCGAAATCTATGTCTTTGAGAAGGACACAGCAGAGATCATCCAGCTTGCAGCCAGCATTCCACGGAATAAACAGATGTGGTGCGACAGCGCCGAGCCTGACCGCGTTAAGATGTGGCAGAAAGCCGGTTTCCGCGCAAAGGGCGTGGACAAGGGCGGCAGCGCCGGAAGCGTCAAGGCACAGATAGACTGGCTGAAGCAGCGTAAAATTTATGTCCATCCGCATTGCGTGAATACCATCAAGGAATTGCAGCAATGGAAGTGGAAAAAAGACGATAAGTCCGGCGAATACCTTGACGAACCTGTCCCGTTTCAGGATGACGCAATGGCAGCGCTGCGTTACGGCGTGGAAGGCTGGCGCAAGGTCAAACGCTGGCTATATTAAATTTTTAACATTGTGAAAGTGAGTGCCACAACATGGATGAATACGGAAGAAGGCTGACCGCCGTGGAAGAACGGTGCAAATCGAACACGCATAGAATTGATGAGCTGTCTAAAAAGCAGGAATATATGACCGAAACGATCAAAACTGTTGCGGTCATGGCGTCCGAGCAAACGCACATCAAGGCGGATGTCGCCGAGATCAAAACCGATGTAAAAAAGCTCATGGGCAGGGACGGCAAGCGCTGGGAAATGGTTGTTGAGAAGGTCATACTTCTGTCCGTTGCCGCCATTGTTGGCTATGTCCTTTTGAAATTAGGGCTTTCGTAAAAAAGGAAGGTGAAAAGCCATGCTTTCCATTGAGGAAATCAAAAGTTTTATAGAGCGGGATGCGTCCAGCACGAAGAAGCAGCTTGCGCGAACGGGCTTGCGCTACTACGAGGGAAACCACGACATAAAGGATTATAGAATCATCTTCATTGACGCAGACGGCAATCCACAGGAAGATAAGACGAAATCCAACATCAAGATTAGTCATCCGTTCTTCCGGCTGCTGGTGGATCAGCAAGCACAGTATATGCTTTCTGGTCACGGCGGCTTCGTGAAATCCGACATTCCGGAGCTTCAGACGGAGCTTGACGCCTACTTCAACGAGAATGAAAACTTCGTTGCAGAGCTGTCAGAGCTGCTTGTTGGCGCGGTTTCCACAGGCTGCGCGTATATGTATGCCTATAAGGACGAAAGCGACAGGACGGCGTTTCAGGCGGCGGACAGCATCGGCGTTGTGGAAGTCCGGGAGAGAGAAACCGAAGATAAATGCGCCTATGTCATCTATTGGTACATCGACCGCATAGGCAAGGACAACAAGAAGATCAAGCGCATTCAGGTTTGGGACAAAGCCCAGACCTATTTTTATGTCCAAGAGGGCGAAGGCGCGATTGTGAAAGACGATTCCGTTGATCTCAATCCGCGTCCGCACATCATCTTCAAAAAGGACGGCGACGAAAACACCTACTTTGAAGATTACGGAATGATCCCTTTCTTCCGGCTGGATAACGGCAAGAAGCAGATTTCCGGTCTGAATCCCATCAAAGACCTGATTGACGATTACGATCTGATGAACGCAGGTCTTTCCAACAACATTCAGGACACGAACGAAGCCCTGTATGTCGTTCGCGGTTTTCAGGGCGACAACCTTGACGAATTGATGTTGAACATCAAAGCCAAGAAGCATATCAGTCTTGACGGCGCTGACGGCGGCGTGGACATCAAGACCGTTGACATCCCCGTGGAAGCCCGGAAAACGAAGATGGAAGTGGACGAAAAGAACATCTTCCGCTTTGGGCAGGGCGTGAACACGGAAGCGCTGAAGGACACCAGCGCCACAACGTCCATTGCGATCAAGTCCGCGTATGCAAACCTTGATCTGAAGTGCGACGGCTTGCAGCCGTTTCTTCTTCAGTTCATGCGAAAGCTGCTGAAGCTGGTGCTGAAAGAGATCAACGACACACAGGGGACGGACTACGAACAGAAGGACGTCTATTTCGACTTCGAGCGCGAGATCATCACCAATGCGCAGGAGAACGCCGCGATTGACCTTTCCAAAGCGCAGGAGCAGCAGACGAAGATTACGACGATTCAGAACGCCGCCCCCATGCTTGGGCAGAAATTGTCCTTGCAGCTTCTCTGCGAAGCGCTTGAATTGGATTACGACGATATAAAGGACAAGCTGCCCACGCCGGAAGATGACCCGACAGCGGCAGCAAAGACCGCGCTGGGGGGTATTCAGCCCGAAGGCAATGGTGATGTAGTTGAATAAGTGGGAAATTGAAGTGCAGAAATCCTTGCTTGACAGCGAGGAAGCCGCGATCAAAGAGCTTGAAGCGCAGTATGCACGGGCGCTGCGGGACATCAACGAGAAAGTCAAGGGCTTTCAGGCGGACATTGACCTGCTGGATGAAGCGTTGTCGCAGGACGGCTTGGATGACGCCACAAAGGCGCTGCTGCAATCGCAGAAGCGGTCAAAGGTTTATCAGCAGCAGTACCAGAAAGCCCTTCAGGGGCAGGTCAGCGGCATTCTGGACAAGCTCCACGGCGACAATTACGCCACGATTGAAGGCTATCTGAAGGGCTGCTACGATGACGGATACATCGGCACGATGTACGACATAGCAAAGCAGGGCGTTCCGGTCATTGCACCGATAGATCAGGCGGCGGCGGTCAAGGCGATTCTGACAGACAGCAAAGTCAGCAACGGGCTTTACAATGCGCTCGGCGTGGACGTTGCCAAGCTCAAAAAGACGATCACGCAGGAGATCAGCCGGGGCATTGCTTCTTCTCTCCCCTATCGTGACATTGCCCGGAACATCGGCAACGTGTCCGGCGCTCCGCTGTCAAGGGCAAAGACAATCGCCCGGACGGAAGGGCATAGAATACAGCAGACATCTTCCCGCGACGCGCAGTACGCCGCGAAAGCCAAGGGCGCGGACGTTGTGAAGCAATGGGACGCCGCGCTTGACGGGCGCACACGCGATTCCCACAGGCGCGTTGACGGCGAAATCCGAGAGCTGGACGAAAAGTTTTCCAACGGGCTGATGTATCCCGGCGATCCTTCCGGGGGCGCTGCCGAGGTTGTCAACTGCCGCTGCACGTCCAACACTCGGGCGCGGTGGGCGCTCGGTGAAGAAGAGCTGCAAACGCTGAAAGACCGCGCTGAATACTTCGGGCTTGACAAGACGAAAAACTTTGAAGAGTACAAGGAAAAGTATCTGAAGGCTGCAACGGATTCCGACAACACTTCAGGAAATGTCGCTTCGCAAGCGACCGCAGCAACCGGAGCTTCTGCTATTAAGAAAACAGGCATTGATAAACTTGACACGGCAAAGGTTTTGATTTCCCATACTGTTGATGATTGTTATAATACGACCAATCCGCTTTATTCAACAGGCAGACAATATCAAGTGAATTGTCAGCGGTGTGTTTCAGCGTATGAAGCGCGGAGAAGGGGCTATGATGTTGCGGCTTCAGAAGCCATTCTTAATGCCCCTGACACGCTGCCGTATATGTTGAATCCAAAAGGCTGGGCAAATGTATATAAAGACGGCATTGCAAGCCTTGAAACGCCAATCGGAAGCAGATCAACCGCAATTAAAAAGAGCATTGAATCAATGATGTCCGGTTACGGAGACGGTGCAAGGGCAATCGTTAGAGTGCAGTGGCAAGGCGGCGGCGGTCATGTTTTCATCGCCGAACAGGTCAACGGAGTTACACAGTTTATTGATCCGCAGACAAGCAAAAAGGACTGTTCCTATTATTTCAACGCTGGCATGATAAAACCGGCATCAACACGGCTGCTGCGAATTGATAATAAGGACTTTACAGACTTGATTGAACAGTGTATAATTCAAAATTAAGTTGAAAGGATTATATATTATGATTGATGTTGAAAGAGCTTGCGGGGTTGCTACGAAGCTTCGCAATGAACCGTATGTTGATGTTATAACCGACATTGGCAATGGGTTTGTCATTGGAACAATGTCGAAAGATGGCGAGGTGTCCGATGTTTCGCCGGTCTTTGTGAATAAGGCAGACGGAAAAACAGAAATCTTCTTTATTCCTGACAACTTTGAAAGAATGCAAAAAGGCAAACAGATTTCCGTCCCGTCAAAATATAGGTTCAATAACTAAGCACCATGCATCCGCACGGTGCTTTTTTCATGCCAATTTTCATTACAACGAAGGAGAAATAATTATGAAGCTTTTTATAAGTCAGCCTATGAAGGGCAAGACCAACGAGCAGATCATGCACGAGCGGGAACACGTTCTTTCCCTGTTCCCGAACGCTGATGTAATTGATTCGTTTTTCAAGGATGCTCCGGCAAAAGCATATCCGCTTTGGTATCTCGGAGAAAGCATTAAACTGCTCGGTGAAGCGGATGTTGTCTATTTCTGCAAGGATTGGCAGAAATACAATGGATGCACCATTGAGCATGAATGCGCTGTACGATACGGCAAGGAAATTGTTTACGAATGATTTAATCAAACAATTTTGCTGTTTTCTTTCATTAGAGCAAACAAAAGAACAAACAAGTTAAGTCAATTTAATTTATTTCGTAAAAAAGCAACTTCCCATTCCTGAAGTCCTGCGTTCCACGCGGGGGATTATTAGGGGCTGGCAGGTTGCTTTTAATATTTATGAAAGGTGGAAAAACCAATGAAGAGATGTTGGAAAAACTGGATCAAGGCGGCGGGTATCCGTGCGCTGAAAACCGTTGCGCAGACCGCCGTTGCAACCATCGGCACGACTGCTGTCATGTCGGAAGTAAACTGGCTCATGGTGGGCAGCGCGTCCCTGCTGGCTGGCGTCCTGTCGCTGCTGACTTCCCTTGCCGGTATCCCGGAAGAGTGTCCGGAAGAGGACGAAGGGACTGACGCCGAATGATGAACGGCATTGATGTTTCAGAACATCAGGGGGATTTCAATTTCGCTCCGTACAAGGACGGCTTTGTTATCATCCGTGGCGGTCGTGATACGACCGTGGACAAATGGGCAGAGCGCAACATTGAGAAATGCAATGCGCTCTCCATCCCGTGGGGGCTGTACTGGTATTCCTACGCCCTCAACGAGGAGCAGGCGCGGGAGGAAGCGGCGGCGTGTCTGCGCTTTCTGAACGGCAGAAAGCCCCGGCTCGGCATCTGGTTCGACATGGAGGACGCGGACGGCTACAAACAGCAGCACGGCTTTCCTTCCAATGAGACGATCACAGCAATGTGCAAGGTGTTCTGTGCGAAGATGCACAGCGCCGGGCATAAAACCGGCGTTTATGCGTCTTTGAGCTGGTTTGAAAGCAGGATCGGCGAAACCGGCTTCGACAAATGGATTGCCGCGTGGGGATGGAACGACGCCGTGCATTATCCAGATTTGAGCGGACAGTGTGTTCTTCATCAGTACCGGGGCGATCCTCTTGACCTCGACATTATGCACGTGCCGATCTCTTATTTTGACGGCGATGCACAGCCGGAAGCTACGCAGCAGCCGGACAAGACCGTGAATATCACGGCAATGGCACGGGATGTCATTGATGCCAAGTGGGGTAACGGCAAAGAGCGTTCCCGAAGGCTCGGCGAATGGTTCTATGAGCAGGTACAGGCAGAAGTCAACCGCATTCTCGGCGTGAAATAATGCAGATTAAAGCAGTTGTTCGGAAATTCCGAATAGCTGCTTTTTTCATTGCCCAGAACATGGCATTTAAACTGTTCGCCATTTTCCGGCGCACTTCCGGATTCAACAAAGTGCTTGTCTGCGGTGACACCGCGATTAAAAACAACGACAAAGGAAGGAAAACACAATGGAATTTCTGAAAGAGATTTTGGGCGAAGAGCTTTACAAGCAGCTTGAAACTGCGGTCAATGCCTACAACGGCAACGAAGCGAACAAGGACAAGCAGATCAAGCTTGCCAATCTTGGCGGCGGTGAGTATGTCGGAAAGGGCAAGTATGACGCCCTTCAGGCACAGCTTGACGGTAAGACCACGGAGCTTGACACCGCGAACGGCCTTATTGCCAAGCTGAAGAAAGGCACGAAAGACAATGAGGATTTGCAGGGCGAGATTACCGGCTATGAACAGCAGGTGCAGCAGCTTCAGGCAGAGCTTGAAAAGACGAAGCTTGAAAACGCGATCCAGCTTGCCCTTCGTGACGCAAAGGCGATCGATCCTAACTATATGGCGTTCAAGCTGCGTGAGAAGTACAAGCCGGAAGAGCTGACGCTTGACGAAAACGGAAAGGTCAAGGGCATGGATGACAAGCTGGCCGGACTGAAAACGCAGTTCCCGAATCAGTTTGAAAGTGCCGGGGCAAAGAAGGTCGTTGAAAACAAGCTGCCGGAAGGCAATCATGGCGATGAATCCGAGCCTAAAAATCTCGAAGACGCACTGAAAATGGCCTATGAGCCGAAAAAAGAATAATTAAGAAATGAGGTAAATTACTATGGCTATGACCCTTGCTGAAATGAAGGTCGGTATGTCCGACAAGGTTTCCAAGCAGATTGTTGATATTTTTCTGCGCGAATCCGAAATCCTTCAGATGCTTCCCTTTGACAACTGCGTTTCCCCGCAGGGCGGCAGCACTCTGACGTATAGCTACATCCAGAAGAAGCTTCCTTCCGTGGCGGCTTTCCGTGCGCTGAATGCGGAGTACACCGCGAATCAGGCGACCGTGGAGAAGAAAACCGCTGACCTGAAAATCTTCGGCGGCAAGTTCCAGATTGACCGTGTGCTGAAGGCGGCAGAAGGCCCGTATAACAACATGGCCTATCAGATTCGCGAAAAGGTGCTGGCCGCTATCAGCCTGTTCCATTACACGCTGGTCAACGGCAACGCTACCACTACGACCACCGAGTTTGACGGCCTTGACAAGATGCTTGCCGGTACGTCTACCGAGTACAACACCGGCACTGGCTCTGCTATCGACATCAGCACCATGACCAACCTGAAGAGCAATGCGGATCAGCTCTATGAGCAGATTCAGCTTCTCATCAAGAACACCGACGCTGACGCCCTGCTGATGAACAGCTCCATGATTGCCAAGATTCAGACTATGGCGCGTATTCTCGGCTACAAAACCGAGAGCGAAGAAGCTTTCGGCCGCAAGGTCACGTCTATGGATGGTGTGCGCTTCATGGATCTCGGCAAGCACTACACGGTTTCTGAAACCACCGTCACCGGCAACGACTGTGTGAAGGCGGGGATCAGCCGCAACATTGGTGCTTCCGATGCCGCCGTCACCGGCCTGACGGACATCTACGCCGTCAAGTTTGACGTCATGGACGGCTTCCACGCCGCTTCCCTGACCGGCAACGGCGCTATTCATCAGTATCTGCCCGATTTCAACGCGCCCGGCGCTGTGAAAGACGGTGAGGTTGAGATGGTCGCCGCGACTGTGCTGAAGAACACCGCCCACGCTGGCGTTCTTAGAAATATTAAAATCGCGTAAGAAAGGACGTGTAATAAAATGGCAGCAAAGAAAACGAAGAAAGTCACCGGCTATGAAATCAAGGTGGTTACCAATCCCAGTTTCTGCGGCATCGACGCTGGCGGCGTTCAGTTTTCCTACGGCAAAGCGCAGATTACGGAAGGCCGTATGGTCGAGTGGTTTCGTGAGCATGAAGGCTATGAAGTGACCGAAATCGCGGTCGAGGACGACGAAGCGCCCAATGCCCCGGAAGCGTAAGGCGGTGCGCGTATGTTAATGACCGTTGCCGAACTGCGGCAGTTTGTGACAACGGATGAAACGGATCAGGCGCTGGAAGCACGTCTTTCAGCGCTTGAACTGTTGATCCGGGCATATACCAATAACAACTTCCAGAAAAGAGCTTTCCGGGCGGTTGCCGTGGCTACATCTTCCGGTCATCAGCTTGTGACTGCGGTAAACAATCCCTTCAAAGCCGGGGACACGTTGCAGATTACGGAATCCGAGTTGAACGCCGGTCTTGTCAATGTCAGAACATCTTCCAACGGCGTCATTACCGTGAAAGAAGATCTGTATGACGAAAGCGGCGTTGTCATCACGAAGGTTGTCTATCCGATGGACGTTAAGCTGGGCGTTGCGAACATGGTCAAATGGCAGCTTGACAACGGCGACAAGGTAGGCGTTCAGTCAGAGACGATTTCCCGGCATTCTGTGACGTATTTCAACATGGACGGGGATAATTCCTCTATGGGCTTTCCGAAGTCTCTGACGGGCTTTCTGAAGCCCTATATGAAAGCCCGATTCGGACAGGGGTTGAGAGTATGAAAGGCATTGGCGGTAACATCACGGCGGTTATCCAGACGGCTACGACCGAACAGAACGCCATTGGCGAACAGGTCAAGACATGGGCAGACGCCCAAACGCTGAAAGGCTGGCTTGACCTAACTGCCGGGGACAGCAAATACTTGACCTACAATGCGAAGTTGCAGGAAAGCACGCACGTTTTCGTTGCTGACTATGTGGCGCTCGCGTCCGGCATCGCTGCGGAAAATTCCCGGATGGTTATCAACGGCAAAGTCTATGACGTGCTTCTGATTGACAATCCTATGGAGATGGGCGGCGGATCGCAGCTTGAAATCTATCTGAAGTTTACCGGGGGTCAGTAAAATGTCTGTACAGTTTCAGGACTTCAGCATTCAGGTCAAGGACGCGCTGGATGACAAGGCGCTTGCTTTTCTGGAAGAAGCCGCGTCCGAGGTTGAATCAGCCGCAAGGCGTAATTCCCGCGTTGACAGCGGACAGTTGAAAGGCTCGTGGAATCATCAAGTGAATGAATCCGCCAAAGAAGCCAAAATCGGAAGTCCGCTTGAAAATGCCATTTGGGAAGAGTTCGGCACGGGCGAATATGCCGCAGCCGGAGACGGCAGAAAAGGCGGCTGGTCGTATCAGGATGACGCCGGTGACTGGCATCATACCAAAGGCAAAAAGCCGAACCGGACGCTTCAGAGGGCTTTTGATAGCACAAAAGCCGCGATCATCCGCAGGGCGCAGGAAATCTTTAAGGAGCTGGGCAAATGACAACCAAACCGCTTGAAATCGTTTCTGCCGCCATGAAATCCCTTGATATTGCCTATGGCTTCGGCTCTTATGCCGGGAACACTGCCGGAAAGATCGTCTATCCCTATTTCGTGGGCGAGTACACAGAAAGCGCACCGCTGAACGAAGATGGACAGCAGACGGCAACCATCATGCTGACAGGCTTCCACCGGGGGACATGGGAAGAGCTTGAAACGGCAAAAGCAAAGATCGAAAACTATTTCAACAAGGTGTCTGGAAAAACGGTCATGGCTGACGATGGTTCAGCCGTGGCCATTTTTTACGATTCAGCCTTGATTATCCCGAAAGAGGACGCCGAGCTGAAGAGCGTCCAGATCAATCTATCTGTACAGGAATGGAGTGTGAACATATGATCGCAGGAAAACACGGCGTTACCGAGAATACGCCGAAAAATATCCCGTTCGGCGCTGGCACGATCCACAGGGGGCTAAAATATACTGCCGGTAGCGGCGGCAGCGGTGGAAGCTGGAACAAAGCGGAGTCCCTTGTCGGCGCGACAACGGGCGGCTCTAAGCTGTCCATTATCCCGGAGATCACCAACATTGATGTTGACGGCGTTCTTGTGAAGGCGAAGGGACTTGCCGCGAAAACCGGCGAGACCGCAAGCATTGAAATCAATTTCTCCGAGCTTACAAAGGACATCATCAAAGCGGCGACGTTCGGCGCGGAAGGCACTTCTACTGACGCCACTAACTTTGACGTCATCGAATCGAAGTCCAACATTGCCACTGGCGACTATTGGGAGAATATCGCCTTTTGGGGAAAAACGCTGGAAAATGAGGACATCGTTGTTATCCTTGACAACGCGCTTTGCACTTCCGGCTTTGAGCTTGAAGGGAAAAACAAGGAAGCCGCTATCCTGAAATGCACGTTTGAATGCTATGCCGATCTTGACGGCGAGCTGGACAAGCTGCCTTGGCACATTCACTATCCGCATAGAAACGCCTAAAACAACACATAAAGGCAGGGGTCTCCCCTGCCTTTTTCAACATCCTATAAAAATTCTGAAGGGGTTTTAACACATGACCGAAAAAACATACACGCTGCGCGGACTGACCGCCGAAGATGTTTTCCCGATGCTGAAGATTATTTCCGGGATCGGGCTGAAGGAATTCAAGGGCTGCCTTGAATCGGAAGAGCTGCGCACGGCAATTCGCGGCATGACCGCCGAAAAAGAAGATGGCGCAGAGGGCGCGGAGATCGACACCACAGCGCTGGGGCTGATGGTTGCGGTCGATGTTGCGTCCGTCATCATTGCCAACGTTCCGAAGTGCAAGGATGACATCTATCGGCTTCTTTCCGGACTGTCCGGCATGAGCAAGAAAGAGATTGCCGCGCTGCCGATGAACGTTTTCCTTTCGATGATCGTTGATGTGGTCAAGAAAGAGGAATTTAAGGATTTTTTCGGGGATGTTGCCGGGCTGTTTCGCTAAACGACATCCGGTTTATTGACCTACTGTTTCAGCGCTATTCAAGCCCGTTGATCCTGCTGGATCAGATGATAAAGACAGGACGGCTTGACGAATTCATTTCAGAGCTTGTGGACATCCGAAACGAAGAGCTTGAAGAAAAGGCAACGTGGGAATTTTGGCTGCACAAGGATTTTGAACGATCCTACGCCGAATGCCGCGATGCAATGAACCGTCAGCCACCGAAAACCGCAACGAAAGAAGAGCTTGCCGCCATTGTGAAGCACACAATGGAAATGGATTTTGTGCCACCTGACGCATAATGCAGCCCCTATCTGCCCTATTTCAATTAGGGGGATAGCAACATGGAACTTTTCAAGCTGCTCGGCACGATTGCCGTTGACAACGCACAGGCGAAAGAAGCCATTGACGATACCGCGAACAAAGCGGAAGCCGGAAGCAAGAAAACTGATTCGTCTTTTAAGAAGATCGGCGAATCTGCGCTGAAAATCGGAAAATCCGTGCTGACTGCCGGTGCTGCTTTGGGCGGCGCATGGATAGCAGCAATCGAAAGTTCCAGAGAATATAGAACCGAAATGGGCAAGCTTGACACGGCCTTTGTCACGAACGGACATTCTTCCGAAGCGGCAAAAAAGACGTATCAGGACTTGCAAGCCGTCCTTGGCGATACGGACGTATCGGTTGAAGCTGCAAACCATCTTGCCGTAATGACGGATAACGAAAAGGATTTGCAGACATGGACGGACATTTGCACCGGCGTCTTTGCTACGTTCGGGGACAGCTTGCCCATTGAGGGCTTGACAGAAGCGGCTAACGAGACCGCGAAAACCGGACAGCTTACAGGCGGCCTTGTCGATGCGCTGAACTGGGCAGGAATCGGAGAAGAAGAGTTTCAGGCAAAACTTGACGCTTGCAGCACCGAGCAGGAGCGCCAGAAGCTCATTATGGACACGCTGAACGGCACATATAAGAAAGCGTCCGAACAGTACAAAGAGACGAATAAAGACGTTATGGCAGCAAATAGAGCCAATGAAAAGCTATCGTCTGCCTTTGCCGAGCTTGGGCGCGTCGGCGAACCTATATTGACCGCTATCAAGAATAAGACCGCTGAAATGGTTGCCGCTGCTGTTCCCCTGCTCCAATCCTTTATAACGAAAATAAAGGACATGATTAAATGGTTCAAGCAGAACAAAAGCACCGTGCAGGCGTGGGCGGCGGGTATCCTTGCGGCAACGGTCACGGTTTCCGGGTTTGTCCTTGTGCTGAAGTGGGGAAGCATAATGAGCAAGGCCACGACCGCGCTGAAGCTTGTCACAGGCGGCGTGAAGGCGTTGAATCTGGCAATGAAGGCAAATATAATCGGGCTTATTGTCTCGCTTATTATCGGCCTTGTGGCGGCTTTCGTGTACCTTTGGAAAAACAACGAGGGCTTCCGCAACTTCTGGCTGAAGATGTGGGAGAAAATCAAGTCGGCAACATCGTCAGCGGTCGCGTGGATCAAAAGCAAGTTTGGCGATTTGAAAAGCGCTGTTTCCAAGGTGAAGAACACCTTCGGCAGCATTAAGGACGCCATTGCTGACAAGATCGAGGGAGCGCGGGACGCCGTAAAGAACGCCATTGACAAAATCAAGGGCTTCTTCCCTTTGAGTATCGGAAAGATTTTCAGCAACTTGAAAATCCCGAAGATCAGCGTGTCAGGCGGAAAAGCTCCTTTTGGCATCGCCGGAAAAGGCAAGCTTCCGAATTTTAATGTCAAGTGGAACGCCGAAGGCGGCATCCTTGACAAAGCAACAATCTTCGGGCGCGTTGGCGATACGCTGCTTGGCGGCGGGGAAGCTGGAAAAGAAGCTATAGCGCCCATTGATACGCTGCTGGATTATGTCCGGACTGCTGTCAGGGGTGAGAATGAGGGCGTCAGAAAGACGCTCATCGAGCAGACACAGCTTTTAATTGATTTCCTTGCACGGTCTATGCCGCATGGTGTACGGCTTGATTCCGGCGTCCTTGTCGGCGAGCTTACACCGGCAATAGATATGCAGCTTTCGGATAGATGGAATCATGCCCAGAGGGGCAACACACGATAGAAGGTCACGTTTCCGGTGACCTTCTTTTTTTCTACTTCACAGAAAGAAGGTGAAGGTCATTGGAATTATTTAAGATATTCGGCACAATTGCCATAAACAATGGAGAAGCGCACAAAGAGCTTGAAAACACGACGAAAAAATCCAAAGAAGCAAGCGAAAAGATAGGAAAATTCTTTGGTTCTGTTGCAAAAACTGTCGGCAAAGCGTCCCTTGCGGCAATCGGCGCAGCAGCAACCGGAATCGCCGCGCTTACAAAATCCGCCGTTGAAAACTATGCCGAATATGAACAGCTTGTCGGCGGCGTGGAAACGCTTTTCAAGGATAGCAGCGCGAAAGTCCTTGAATATGCAAACAACGCCTACAAGACCGCTGGACTGTCTGCCAATGACTACATGGAGACGGTCACAAGCTTTTCTGCGTCCCTGCTTCAGTCTTTGGGCGGTGACACGGAAAAAGCGGCAGAGATCGGCAACATGGCAGTCATTGATATGTCGGACAACGCAAACAAGATGGGTTCAAGCATGGAATCCATCCAGAACGCTTATGCCGGTTTTGCAAAGCAGAATTACACCATGCTGGACAACCTGAAGCTCGGCTATGGCGGCACGAAAGAGGAAATGCAGCGTCTGATTGACGATGCAAACGCCTTGAACGCTGCGCAGGGCAACATGACAAAATACAGCATAGACAGTTATGCCGACATTGTCAGCGCCATTCACGACGTCCAGACGGAAATGGGAATCACAGGCACAACGGCGCAAGAAGCGGCAACAACCATTCAGGGCAGTCTTGCATCCACAAAAGCCGCGTGGGATAACTGGCTGACCGGAACAGGCAGCATAGACGCGCTTGTTGGTACGGTCGTAAATTCTGCCGGACTTCTCGCAAAGGCAATCGGCGACATTTTGCCAAGCCTGACAACGGGCATTTCGCAGCTTGTCGCGCAGCTCGCGCCGGAAATCCCGCCGCTTATCAATCAGCTTTTGCCGAGCATCATTGACAGCATTGTCACGCTGATTGACAGCCTTGGCAGTCAGCTTCCGGCGATCCTTGCAACCATTTTGCCGGTCATCACGCAAACCGCGCCGCAGATCATTAACACGCTGATTACGGCGCTGATTTCGAGCTTGCCGGTTGTCGTTTCGTCTGCCGGTCAGCTTCTTATCGCATTGGCAACGGGCATTTCACAGAGCCTTCCGACGCTGATTCCGACAATCGTTGAAGTCGTTTTGCAGATCGTGACAACGCTGATTGAAAACATCGACCTGCTGATTGACGCGGCGGTTGACCTTATTACCGGGCTGGCTGAAGGTCTTATTGCAGCGCTGCCGATTCTGATTGCGCAAGCGCCGACGATCATTGCAAAGCTGGTGCAGGAACTGATTGCAGCCGCGCCGCAGCTTCTGTTGTCTGCGGCTGAAATCGTCGTGCAGATCGTTTCGGGCATCGCTGACAACCTTTTCGAGCTTGGCAAGTCTGCCGGTGAGATCATAACGACCATCGTTGAAGGCGTCGGAGAAATGTGGGGCAGCATTGTCAATGTCGGTCAGCAGGTCGTGGACAAGATCAAAGAGGGCATTTCCAACGCATGGCAGGGGCTGAAAAACTGGTTTAATGGTCTTTGGGACGGGCTTTTCAGCAACAGGAGTGTCAATGTCAACGTGACAAAAAACGGCTACGATCCAACAGGCGGCAATCCTTCTTTTGCTGCATCCGGCATTGATTATGTCCCTTACAACAGATTTCCGGCAATTCTGCACGAAGGCGAAGCTGTCCTGACGGCATCCGAAGCCGACGCATGGCGCAAGGGTAACGGCGGTGCAGGAAACGGCGTCACGATCAATCAGTACATCAACGCACCGGCACAGACGCCCGTTCAGCTTGCAAGCGCAACGGCGGCTTATTTCGAGCAAGCGAGGTGGGCAATTTGAATTTCAACAATCTTTCCAAGCTGTTCCGCTATGTCAGCGACAACGGCGACAGCATAACGTTTGACTATGCCGGGGGCTTTCTCATCAATAAGCCTTCCGGCATTGATACGCTGTCCATCAATCTGTCACAGGCGCAGGGCATTGACCAAGTCGGCGCGACGATCCAAAGCACCAACATTCAGCCGCGCCCGGTGACGATCACGGGCTATCTTGTCGGCGACGCGCAGACAGTAAACAAAGACAAGCTGCTTTCTGTCGTGCGCCCGGACATCGGCGGCAAGCTCTATGCCGATGACTATTATTTGTCCGTTTATCCAACGGCTACGCCGATCATTGAGCCGAAGCGACAGTTTGCACAGTTTCAGCTTTCGCTTCTGGCGGCGTATCCGTATTGGTGCAAGGATGATTCCGCAAGCGCCACGCTTTCCGGCGTTCAGAAGCTCTTTAGACTGCCGTGCAATTTTTCAAAGACGTACCGCTTTGGACAGCTCATGCAGACGCAGTTTATGAACGTTGCGAACCGTGGGCAAGTGCCTATTCCGTTCACGGCAACCTTTGTTGCCAAGGGCGAAGTCGAAAACCCGAAGATCACGAACGCCACGACCGGAAAATTCCTGCTTATCAAGAAAACGCTTGTCAGCGGTGAACGGCTTGTCGTTGAGATCACGCACGAAAGAACGTATGTCACGTCATCCGTGGACGGCGATTGCCGGGGCGCTCTGTCTCTGACAAGCAATCTGTTCCGGCTGGATGTCGGGGACAACGTTCTGAAGCCGGAAGCGGCGTCCGGGCTGGAAAACCTTCAGGTGGACGTTGACTTTGCAACGGAGATTGTGGGGATTGCGCTATGAGCCTTGAAATCTATCCTTCGGACTTCTCCACGCGCTACGAGCTGAAGCACGCGGTTTCCGTCCAGATGTCCGTTTACTACAACGACATTGGAAAGCTGACGCTTGTTGCGTCGGTAAATGACTATAACATCAAGGCGCTGCAAGTCGGCAATATGCTTTTCGACACGGAACGCGGTGTCACGTACATCATCGTAAACACGAAGCACGACACGGATGAAAACAGAATCACAGCGAACGGCTATACGGCAAACTGGCTGCTGAACAAACGATGCATTGCGTCCGAATACCACCTGACAACGCTGGAAACGGGCGTGTACGCGCTTATCAATGCGAACCTGCGGAATATGTCGCGGCTTGCAACGGCGGCTGCTACAGGGCTTACAGAAGCAACAGACGCGATCCTGAAAGGCGGTCAGCTTCTGGATGAGATCATGCCGTATCTGGAAGAAGCCGGGCTTGGTCAGAAAATGGTGTGGGATGCAGAGACGCTTTCCCACACCTTCAAGATTTACAAGGGCGCAGACCTGACGGATGGCATCCACGCGGTTGTCTTTTCCGAAGAGCAAGGCACAGCGCAGGAGCTTGTCATAAACGACGATGATTCCACGCTGAAAAACTTTGCCTATGCCACAGGTACGCTGAAAAACGATGTTGCCTTTGTGGAAGAGGTCGGCACGGCGACCGGCGACACGCGCCGCGAAGTGTGGCTTGATACCAATGTCCGGCAGGAAGATGACGAAAGTGCCGATGACTGCAAGGCACGGGCGAGAGCCTATGCGACAATGGAGCTGGGCAAGCGCATCCGGCGCAAGTCCTTTTCCGTTGCGATTGACAGCGCTGATCTCGGCGTTGCCTACAATCTCGGCGACATCGTTTCCTGCGTGTCCGTGCGCTTCGGCGTGTCCTTCAATGCCCGGATTACCGGTGTAAAGTATAAGATGGACGCAAACAGCACAAGCACGGAAATCATTTTGGGCGATCCAATATTAACTGCTTTAGGGGAGTTGAAATTAAATGGCTGAAATTAAGAGTTTCCCGAATAACCAAGACGAATACAGCGGCGCGGAAGATGTCATGCGCTGGCTGCACGGACGGACATCCGGCGTTTTTGCCGCGTCCGGGAATGCGGCGGTTGCCGCGCTTGCAACGCCGGAAATGTCTGTCACAGTCTCTGACGGTACGGGCTGGATGGCAAACGCAGCCGGTGACGGCGTCGTATGGTGGAACGACGAAGAGAGCGTCAACGGCGCAAAGCTGCTGCTTGCCATTGACGCAGCGGACGGCGTTCTGAATCGAATTGACCGCGTTATTGTGGAATGGAAAACCACAAACTATGTTGACCGCCCGGAAATCAAGATTCTGAAAGGCACGGCATCCAGCACGGCGGCAGCACCGGCGCTGACCAACAGCGGCACGAAACGGCAGATCAGCCTTGCGCAGATTTCTGTTGCAGCCGGTACAACGGCGATCACGGCAAGCATGATCACGGACGAACGCCTTGACGCTTCCGTCTGCGGTCTTGTGACCGATACGCTGTCCATCGACACCACCACGATTCAGGGGCAGTTTACGGCGCTTCTCGCATCCATACAGGCGGAGCTTGCGCAGCTCGAAGCCGGGACGGCGGTTGAGCTGAAAAAACTTCAGTTTATTAACACGGCTGTCCCCGTTGCTTCCTTCGTTGCAGATTCAACCTATGAAGATTTTCCGTATCGGGCGGCGGTGGCGCTTGCCGGCGTAACGTCCAGCACGATTCCCGAAGTCGTTTTTGGCGTTAAGGACGCCATGAGCGGAATTTTTGCGCCGTGCGCCGAAACCTACAACGGCGGCGTTTATCTTTATGCGTCGGAAGCGCCGGAAGCTGCAATCACAATTCCGACAATACTTTGCTGGAAGGGGAATTGAAAATGATAGGTAGAACAAATGTCGGCGGAGCTGGCGGCGGACGAAAAGTTGCAGTTACGATTTACGGCGGAGCGAATGAAGTTGTTTCTTATGCCGGAACAGAAACAGGAACAATAACTCTTTCGTCCAATGGAGAAGGTATAGTTGAACTGAAGAAAGGCGCGTACACCTTTACTGCTGGAATGTCGGGTATGGCTATTTCTAAGTCTATAAATGATACTACGACGACCGTTCGTCTTCGCCCGGATCATTATATATACTGGTACGGCGCTATCAATGGTGAAATTACGAAATATGATGGTTATGGTACGTTGACGTTTCAGGACAACACACTCACGTTCCAAGGCGGCTATCAGGATTGGGGCGCGTGTTCAAGCGATATTGATTGCTCACAGGATACCAAAGTATCGGCTAAATGTACTACGGCTGTTGGTGGTTCATACTGCGACTTGCTTTATTCCTCTTACAAGAACTATTCTGGGGGAGATGCTGAAGACCTAAAAGCAAATGCTACAGTTAGCTTGACGTATACCTACAATTCAGCCCGGAAGGCAAGGCTTGCCGTGTACGGCAATACGAATAAAATCGTAGTCACCGAATGGTATCTCGGCAATCGAGAAGCGGCTTAAGGGGGTAAAACATGAAAGGAATCACTTTTGGCACATTCCACAGCTACGATGATTTCAATCTGCTTTTGACATCGAAGGAAATTGCAGCCCCGAAGGTGAAAACGATTGAAATTGACGTTCCCGGTGCAGACGGGGCGCTTGACCTGACAGAGTTTTTCGGCGAACCGAAATACGAAAACGTCACGCACAAATTCAAGTTTTCAACGATAGTGCCACAAAGTGAATTTCTTAGCCTTTTTTCAACCATCAAAAACGCGATACACGGTAAAATGCAGCGGATCATCCTTGACGATGATCCGCTTTTTTACTATGTCGGGCGGTGCTTTGTTTCTTCTTTCACGAATGAAAAGAACATCGGCAAAATAAGCGTGGAGTGCGATTGCGAGCCGTACAAATACAAGCTTGCAAAAACCGTTGTCACGCAGACGGTAAACGGCGAAAGCGTGATTTCCCTGCCGAATCTCCGAAAGCGCGTTGTTCCGCTGGTAACGATCACAGCAGACAGCGCCCTGCATATCGTCTATGAAACATACAACATTTGGGACTTGGGCAGCGGCAGCTACACATTGCCGGAACTGGAACTGAAGGCCGGAAACAACAGCGTTTCCGTCACCGGAGAAGGAACGATTTCCTTTTCCTATCAGGAAGCGGGGCTGTGATTATGTACAGGGTATATTGTGACGGCGCGACGCTGTATAACAGCAGCCTTGAAAGCCTGAAAATTTTCAATCCGTCCTTGGAATTGGAGCTGAACAAGACCGGCAGCTTCTTATTCACAATTTATCCCGATCATCCACAATACAGCGCTATCCAAAAGCTACGGTCGATCATCACGGTTTATCAGGATGATTATTTAATCTTCCGTGGGCGCGTTCTTGACGATGAAATAGGCCGCTACAACGAAAAGCATGTGACCTGTGAGGGCGAGCTTGCTTTTCTGTTGGACAGCATCCAGCGCCCTTATGACTATTCCGGGACGGTTTCCGGCTTCCTGAATCTGCTGATAGATAACCATAATGCACAGGTGGAAGAATCAAAATGGTTCACGGTCGGGAATGTGACTGTCACCGATCCGAATGATTATATCGTCCGTTCCAATATTGACTATGTTGATACATGGACGGAAGTGCAAAAGAAGCTGATTGACCTGCTCGGCGGCTATATCGTCATCCGGCATGAAGGCTATATCAACTACATTGATTATCTGCAAGATTTCACGCTGCTTTCTCCGCAGAAGATCACCTTCGGAAAGAATCTTCTTGACCTGAAGCGGATCAGGAAGGGCGCGGACATTGCAACGGCGCTTTTTCCGCTTGGCGCAAAGCTGAAGGACGGTGAAGGCAAGGACACAGACAACCGCCTGACGGTTGCCGCCGTCAATGACGGCCTTGATTATATCGTCGATGAGGAAGCCGCCGACAGGTACGGCCTTATTTTTTCAACGCATACATGGGATGACGTGACCGAAGCGTCAAACCTTCTGGCAAAGGGACAAGCATACATTTCCGGCCTTGTCAACCAGCCGGAAACCATAGAGCTGACAGCGGCTGACCTTGCGACCGTTGACGCTTCCTTCAGCAGTTTCCACCTTGGAACATACGTCAAAGTTTCAAGCGATCCGCACGGGATAGACCAGAATTTTCTTGTGACAAAGCTGTCTTTGAAGTTGTTAGAGCCGGGCGCAAACAAGTTGATGCTTGGCGGCGCATTAGATGGCATTTCCGGGGCGCTTGCGGGGCTTTCCGATGCACAAGGGGAAATTATACTGCAAATAGAAAATGCGTCCAAAACGGCTTCTACGGCCATTTACAACGTGGAACAGAATTTGCTTGCATCCTTGCAGGTGTCCGAAGAAAACATCAAGTCAACCGTTGCGGAAAACTACTATCTGAAAGACGATACGGACGCTCTTGTTTCCTCTGTCAGTACGCAGATTGAGCAGACTAAGGAAAGCGTTGAAATTCAGTTCAACCAGTTCAGCGCCGACATCGAAGCGGTAGCGGCTGGTACGGATGCAGAGTTTGAAGAGATACGGAAGTATATCCGCTTTGTGGACGGCTCTATTCTGCTCGGACAGGTCGGAAATGAGCTTGAATTGAAAATTAGCAACGACCGGATTTCTTTTCTTCAGGACGCCGTTGAAGTGGCGTATTTCTCGGACAATAAGCTATACGTCACGGACGGGCATTTTATCCATTCGTTACAGCTCGGCGATTTCGCTTTCATTCCCCGCGCAAACGGCAACCTGTCATTCAAAAAGCTATCGCTTTAGGGGGCGCTGGTATGGCTAAATCAGGAACGATAACAAAGGCGATCCGGACAGGCTATCAGATGAAAATCGTCTGGACGGTTGGCAGTCAGTCTGCGGCAAACAACACTTCCAGCGTAACGGTCAAGGTGCAGCTTGTGTCAACCGGCGCAAGCTATACCATCAACAGCAGCGCGAGCAAGAGCGGAAGCCTGACGATCAACGGCACAAAATACACGTTCTCCTTCTCCGCTTCCCTGTCCGGCAATCAGACAAAGACGCTGTTCACAAAGACCGTCACCGTGGCGCATAGCGCGGACGGAAGCAAGACTTGTTCTTTCGCGTCCACCATCGGCATCAAGGTCACGCTTGGCGGTACATACTATGGTGATGTTACGGCATCCGGCAGCGGCACATTCGACACGATCCCACGCGCCACGACGCCCACGCTGTCAGCAAGCAGCGTCAACATGGGATCAAGTATCACAATCAATATGCCGAGGGCATCCAGCGCCTTTACACACACGCTGACATATAAGTTCGGCAACGCAACCGGCACGATTGGCAGCGGCCTTGGCACAAGCAAGGCTTGGGACGTTCCCCTTTCCTTTGCAAGTCAGATTCCGTCCGGCACGTCCGGCACATGTACAATCACCTGCAAGACCTACAACGGAAATACGCTGATAGGCACAAAGACGGTATCATTCAAGGCAAATGTCCCGGCTGCTGTTGTCCCGACAATTTCAACCGTTTCCATTACGGAAACAGTTTCCGGGCTTGCGGTGCAGTTCGGCGCTTTTGTGCAAGGAAAGTCCAAGGTCAAGATCGGCATTGTGGCGGCGGGTGCTTACGGCTCTATCATTAAGGCATACAAAACGACCGTTGACGGAAAGAGCTACACCGGCGCAGCGCCCGTAACCGGTACGCTGTCCAGCGGCACGAAATCCGTCACGATCACCGTTACAGACAGCCGTGGACGCATGGCAAAGGCCACAAAGACGCTGACGGTTATTGCCTATGCTGCGCCTGTCATCCGTGGAATATCCGCTGTGCGATGCTTGGCAGACGGCACGGAAAACTATGACGGCACACACGGCAAAATTGGCTTCGGCTTCAATATCTCCCCGGTTTCCAGCCAAAACACAAGCAAGTATACGCTGGAATACAAGGCGCGGGCTTCCAGCGAGTGGATAAAGCTGAAGGATGGCACGGGGTACACGCTATCGACCACGCTGATAACCGCCGCCGATCTGAATGTTGATTCTGCCTATGACGTGCGCCTGACCGTCAAGGACTACTTCACCACAGTCACAAAAACCGTGGAGATTCCCACGGCGTTCACGCTGCTGGACTTCAATGCTTCCGGTCGGGCAATGGCCTTCGGCAAGGTGTCAGAGCTTGCCGATGGCATAGAATTTGGCCTTCCTGTTATCTTCCGCAATGGCTATGATGTAACAGGAAATCCCGGCTGGATAACGGCAAAGCTGACAAGCGACTTTGAGACATACGCCGCAAACGCCGGAAACACATTGCGATATAAGAAAATCGGCGGCGTTGTCTATTTGAAGGGCGTTGTCACGCCGAAGGCAACCTTGACGGGCGGCACGGATAACGTGACCATTACGACGCTTCCCGAAGGATACAGACCGGAAGCGCAGGGCAATTTCATTTGTCAGGGCAGCGGTACGGCAATTTGGCTTTGCACCGTTACTGCTGCGGGGCTGGTACGCTTTGCCCGGTATAGAAACGGCTCTGCATGGGCTGACGCGCCGAATAATACATGGTTGCCAATAGATATATCGTTCATCATATGAAAAGGGGAAGGCGCGAGCCTTCCCCTTCTTTTTATTTCAGAAATAGTTTGTATGTGTTTCCGCTTTTTTCACGGCGTATTCTATGTGACTTTTCAGCAGAGTACAGTTTTTCTTGAATGTAGCTTTTGGCAATCGGGTCAAACATCTTGTAAACATCTTTTTGAAGCACGCCGGGATTTTCCTTTATAATCTTCAGCAATTCTCTTTCAAGTTTAGGGAGAATATTTGCTTCAAAGTCTTGCTTCGCTTCATATTCTATTTTAAGCGCGTCAATGTTTTCTCTCATGTTGTCCAATTCTTTTGACCAACGATCAAGAAATTCATCTGTGAATAGTTCGTCGCGCCAATAATTAAAACACTCGCCCTTTTTCTCAAGCAGTTTCTTTGTTCTGTTCATGTAGCTTACAAACGCTTCTAAGGCGGCAAAATGAGCGAGCGGGGAATCAAAACGGCTATCACGCCACGCAGACCACATCTTTTGATATTGGGCTTCATATCGCTTGATTTCTTTTTCGTGTACTCTGCGCCAGCCCCAAGGCAAGCCGCCTTCAGGCGTTAAATGGTCTTGATCTTCTTCAGGCTCTGCAAGCTTCGACACAAAGCGCAATACATCTTTCTCGCTTGCTGTTGGGTTTTGGTTCTTATACCATGCAATTACGCTGTTCATATCCAGCGGATTAAAATCATCTGTTTCTTCGCGCTTTACCTGCTCTGGTTTCTTCTTTTTGAAAATATCAAATAAGCCCATAGCATTTACCTCATTATGTGCGCTTCATCCGTTTTCCTTGATTCTTCGGGATCACTTCACGGTAAAATTCATCTACTGCGGACTGCGCTGCAACAAAGTTCGGGAAAAGATATGCGTCATCGCCGAGGACAATTTTCCAGCCCCTATTTTCCACATGCTCAAACTTGAAGCCTTTGTATGTGGTTTCTTTGACCTCAATAATCATACAGCTTTCCCCTGTTGCTGTTATCTGAAATTTGACAATATTCTACATTGTCAAATGGCAAAAAACAAGAGCAAAAATAAAAAAGGAACGGCAGCAAGACCGTTCCCATTAAAGGCAATCAACAATTCAGCTTTTCTTCCATCTGCTCCCGTGATATAATCCCCAGACAATAGAGTTCCAAGAGCGATTCAACATACACCGCTTTCCTCTCTTTGTATTCCTCTTCGGTTATCATTCCAGCGACTAACAGCTTTTCAAGCAATCCCAGCGTTTTCAATGGTTTCAGCTCCTTGTTTTGATTATATCCATCAGTCATGCGCGGTTGAATGTGCGCACAACTGATGGAAATGGACGGCGCGAAGAATCACGCCTTCAGTTTAACATCAAGCACGATCTCCGGGCTTGTCCAGTTGCCGCCCGTGCTTAGCGGCGATTTGTAGCGGGTGCGCTTCTGTTCCGGGTCGTAATATCTTACCTGCTGACTTTTAATCCGCTGCGGCGTGTCCCGGTGATACTCAATGCGTTCAATACAGGCTTTCAAGAGCCTGTTTTTTGTTGCCGCGTCAATGTTTGGGCCTTTTAAGGCGTTGAGCGCTTCGGAAAACTGTGTGATCTTCTCTTCGTAATTGACAGGTTCGGGCATGGATTCGTAAGCCTTGCAAAGCGCCTGTCTTACTTCCTCTTTTTCCTTCAACAGCTTTTCGTTGAGTTGCTGGAAGATATGCGGCGGCATCCGTTTTGCCGGATCGGGGTCAGCTTGCGCTTCCCATTGGGCAAGCTCTTTTTCGTCAAGCTCTTTCTGCTTGGCTTCCAGATTCTTGATAAGCCGTGCGTGGAGCTTGGCAGAATCGCCTTCGTCATTCTTCAAGCGGATTTCAAAATCCTTGATGCAATCCGTCAGGATCGATATTACGCGCTCTTCCATTTCGGAATACAGGCAAGAGCCGGTTTTGCAATGGGTTTGTCCGTCGCACAAAAGGCGCGGCGCTGCATCGCGGTTTTTGTATGTCCGAAGAGACATAGCGCGTCCGCACTTGCACCAGATCAGGCCAGCAAACGGATTTCTGACTTTCGTGTTCGGCTTCTGTCGTGTGTTCTTTCCCTTCTTGGCTTGCGCTGCGTTGAATAGCTCTTCGGGAATAATGGCTTCGTGCTTTCCGTCGTAGATCAGAAACTCCCCTACTTGTGCAACCGGGCGCGTCTTCTTAAACTCCCCTTCTTCAACGATGGTCAGCGTCTTTCTGTGATTCCACTTGACTTTCCCGATATAGTGAATGTTCTGAAGCATCTTTGTCATTGCTGCCGGAGACCAATAATCCCCTTTCGGCGGCTTGATTCCCATTTCATCAAACTTCTTGCAGATGTTTGTGCAGCCCATGTCTTTGTTGACATACAGGTCAAACATCATGCGTACAACGTCCGCTTCTGCTTTATTCGGAACAAGGATAGGACACTTCCTCTTCCCTTCCGTGACGAACGTTTTATCATATCCGTATGGCGGCGTATTGCCGACATAGTTTCCCTGACTGACGGACAGCAGCCGCCCACGGTTCAAAATTTTCTTTGTGTATTCCAGATAGTCATTTCCGCGCTTCAGCTCGCGCTCAAAAGCGTCCCAGTCGTATTCATCCCGCAGGTCATAAATGCGCTGCGGCGTGATGACAAGCGTGTTTGTGTGCTTCAGCAGCTTCATCAGCCGCCCTATATCTTCAAGATCGCCACGGGTCAGACGCTGCGGCTCTACCACGGCGACGGCCTTATATTTCGGCGATTCTATCAATCTCAAAACGCGGTTGATCTCCGGGCGCTCGGCTATGGTCTCGCCTGAAACCACTTCCCTGTATTTGTTCTCTTCCGGCACGACCGCGCCGAGATGCTTTTCTGCCCATTCGTCCAACATGGCTTCATGCTTGGAAAGGACTTCTTCCACAGTCAGCAGCGGATCATCCGAGCGGGATTTTCTTAAATAATCAATGACTTCTTCCGGCTTAAAATCTATCTTCGGTTGATAATACAAAACGATCAGCTTCTTTCGTGGGTTATTGTTTGATTATATTAAGTTGTCGTTCTCTTTATCCTTCTTTCTTTTCGTTCTGGCCTTTTCTATAAATTGCATTGCCGTTAGGATGACCGCAATCACCGCGACAGCAAGCAGTCCAAGCCTTTCCACGCGGTTTTCGGCGGTGAAAAAGCCAAAATCCATGTTGCTAATGTCCATTACTATATAGCTGCACAGGGAGACGGAAAGGAAGATGCACAGACCGGCAAGCGTATAAATGACCGGCTTCCGCTCCTTTATCCCGTCTTCCAACATCCGGCACTTTTCGTTCAGATGCTTTATTTGCTGTTCGGCGCTGTTTAGCTTGGCCTGAAGGTCGGCGTTCTCCCCCGCTTCCCGCTCACTCTGTGGCTCTGCGTCAAACAGTCCATCCATAGAAAGATTGAGATACTTGCACAGGGCGGCGATATAAAACACGCAGGGGTTTGACAGCGCACCGGACAGGAATTTCGCAATGGTCGAGCGCGGTATACCGGTCTGCTCTACAATCTCGCGGTGCGTCCGGTGCTGCGCGTTCACGGCTTTCTTGATGTTCTTGTAAAGGTTGTCGCATTGTGGCTGGATTTGCTGAATAATAGTCCTGTTTTCCATAAAATCCCCCGTTATCCTAACCATACATTGATTTAATCGTCTGCGGCATAGATCATTCCGGTTTGAATGTTTACTTCTTATGAAAATACACGCTATTATGTAGCCATAGCAGGTGAGGGGCTGCAACCGATCTGCTCTGCCCGGTCACTCGGTGGCACGGTGGCCGGGCAACCTTTTACAAAAATGGTATTTGTTTCTGGTTTCAAATTTTATTGCAATTTCGTAAAATTAACCCGAAGAACATTAGTTCCCCTCTAATGAAAGGATGTCTAAAATGGATAAGTCAACATACATACACGAAATTGTCAAACTATTAGAAAGATGCAATGATGTCGAACTATTAGACCTTATTTATCAAATCATGCTCAAAGCATCCACAGGCATTTAATCCAGAAAAGCATTTAAGCTTTTCCGCTTTTCAGAATCCATCTTACTAATTTTATCTACAATAGATAGGAATTCTTCATCACTGCGCAACTTTACAACGATGTCAGAAATGGCATCGTTGTTTTTTTGCTCTTTCGGTCGTTCCATCGGTATATCATACCCGGCAAGCCACATTTCAGCTACGTCAAGCACTCTTCCCATTTTGTATAACGCTTCTTGTTTTGGCTCATATCGCCCTGATAGATAACAGCTTATAGACGGCTTGTTAATTCCAGATCGCTCCGACAATTCAGCAGCTTTCATTTCTCTTATATCAAGGGCTTCTTTCAGCCGCTCTGACGGACTGGAAATTCTTTCGTATTGACTTTTCACATCATCACCCCTTTCTCGAAATGATAATAACACTGAAATTAAGAAAAGGCAACTAAAATTCATAAGCGGAGAAAAATAATTAAGTTTTCTTAAAATTTTGGCTTGACTTTTGAAATTATAGCAGTATAATAATCACAGAAGTTAAGAAAACTTAACCAGCAGCCAACAGGCAGAAGGGAAATTGAAATGAAAAACGCAAAAGTGCTCAATCTGAAGAACATGAAAGAAACCATCGTGAACTATTCTTGGGATCAGAAAGAGTTTGATAAAATCTGGGACGCTTTCTACCAGATGACTTGCATCGGCTTCATCAGTCAGGACACTTGGAAAAAGTTCTTTGACCAGTGCGCTGGCTGGTATGTTGACGAGGAAAACGCTTGCGTCCGTGATGAACGCCACTGCCCCGAAGGGGTTGATTCCATCGTCTGGGAGTACACGCCGGATGCAGAATACAGAGCATAAGAACAAAGCCGAAGGGCGGCGGCTAAACCGCCCATTATATGAAGGGAGAACTAAAATGAATACACAAGAAAGAATCAAGATGGTAAAGGCAATGGAGTATATCACCCGACAGATCAATGATGAAGATGTGCTTGAGGGATGGCTCGTAAGCGGCGTAGCAGACGGTGATATAGACTATGGCGATTTGACCGCAGAAGATGACGGCAGTATGGAATACTACACCGAGGACGCACACTTTGCTGACCTGATGGACACGTTCCTTTGGTGCATGAAAAAGGCTTACAAGTCCGGTGGCTTGTACTGTGACAATGTTGTGAGTAAAGCGGAAGCAGACTGAAAGGAGAAAAACGATGCCAAACATAATAGAATCGACAATTGAAATATTTAAGCCGAAATTGGAAAGGGATATGTTGGAACCTTGCCCCTTCTGCGGTGGAACTGAAATCGTATATGAACGCTATCTGCACAGAGCCGGAGCACGGTATCGGGTATGGTGTACGAAGTGCAAGGCCGGAATTGACCCCGGATATGCACAGGACACCGGAACGGTACAAAACATGTGGAATCGCAGAGTATAAGCCGAAACGGTCTGATGACCGTCTGCCGGGGATGACCGCCCGGCACTGATGATGGCAGGTCAGAAAGGAAGGTGTTTTGCATGAGCTACAACAAGCTTCGCGGAAAAATCCGTGAGGTGTTCGGGACGCAGGAAGCCTTTGCTGAAGCAATCGGGATGAACACAGTTTCCCTTAGTCAACGCTTGAATGGGAAACTGGAATGGAAGATTTCAGAGATTGCGAAGGCGTGTGAAGTCCTTGGAATCCCCCTTTCGGAAAACGCAGAATATTTTTTTACCCGAAAAGTTAAGATTTCTTAACAGAAAGGAGCAACTACCATGCCAAGAAAGATCACGCCGGACGAACTGATTGACAGCGAGATTGCCCGGCTGCGCAACACGGACGCTGTAAAGCTTGCGCAGAAGGAACAGCGGCTTCTGAACAGGAAGCGGATTTACTTGTCCCAGCTCAAATGGCTGGAGAAGCGCGGCAAGCAGCTTATGGCTGACGGCTGGACGCTGGACACGCTGGAACTGCTGTTCAAGGACATCCCGGAAGAATAACCGGAATCCGGACAACCAGCCGACGAATAGGCTGAAACATAACGGAAAGGGAGTGTTTTTGTGAATGGTCAGCAGGATGTATATGGCGAGCCGACAATTTTGAAATATCCGGGAATGACGGTCAGGGTATATCGCCCGATCCTGACTGACGAAGAGAGAGCAAGGCGCGAAAAGCGCCGGGAGCAAGCAGCGGTGGCGCTGCTCATGGCCAAATGCGAAGCAGAAAGGAAGCGAGCGAACAAATGATTTTTACGGACGATCCCCTCTCGGATTTCGACCGCTACGACCGGCAGCAGGAAGAATGGCTGAATAGCCGTCCCGTTTGCGATTGCTGCGGCGAGCCGATACAGGACGATTTCTGCTATGAGATCAACGGCGATCTGATATGCGAAGACTGCCTTGACATGCATTTCCGGAAGGCGGTGGAAGATATTGTCGAATGATAAAAAGCAAATGAGCATCACAAAAGTTAAAACGGCCAGCCGCGAAGAATGGCTGAAGCTGCGCAGCCAGTACATTGGCGGCAGCGACGCGGCGGCGGTTGTCGGGCTGAACGCCTTTTCTTCGCCCTATTCCCTGTGGGCTGAAAAAACCGGACAAGTCCCCGGCTTCTCCGGCAACCTTGCAACGGAAGTCGGTACATACCTTGAAGAATTTGTCGCGCAGAAGTTCGCCGCAGAAACCGGCAAGAAGG